GCATCATTTGTAACTGTTGTAATTGTTCTCTCATCTCTAATTCAATTTGTTCTTGAGCCATAATACTAATATGTTCAAAAATATTCTTTTCTAAAGATGCCATAACCATTGGATTGTTTCTTGCCATATTAGTTTCCATAAAACTTAAATGAGATTGTATATGTGCTCTATGGTTTTGACCTGGGAAAGCTTGAAATTGTTTTCCAGCTAAAGAATCAATGTGTTCTAACGCAGGATCTTTTGGCATAGGTTGTTGTGGTTTTATTAAAACCCCATCAATATTTTTTACACCTAAAGCTTCATACATATTTCTGTACGCTTGATACATGTTATGCATTTGTGGATTTGATGTTGCCAGTTGGAGTTCCGTTTGCGCGAGGGAAATACGCTGTGTTTGAGAAAATATGTTGGGGTCAGCAACTGGCAATATATCTACTCTATCATCAAAGTCAGATTGCATTATCATTCTTTGGCCCCCAACGACATCATACGGATATTGTTGTGGTAGATATAACTTGAATACTCTAGCCATAAGTTTGAATTCATTCTTAAGAGCTGAGTAAATTCTTTTGTGGATAGCTGACATGGTTCTTGAACCACGTTCTAATAATGCAACTGTAGTTCCAACTGCTGCTTGTTGATTGCCATCACCAACTTGCATATCTGCAATTGATGCAAATCTTTGACCTGCTTGAACGACTACACCCATCAAACTTAATAATGTTTGACTAGGTTCTTTAAACGGAAGCATCATAAATGAATCTCTTAAATTTCCACCCGGTGCGTCTACATCTCTAAACTCTCCCGGTTGGATTGATTGTGCATCATCTCTAATTCTAATTCCTCTCATTTTAAAACCAGCTGGCAGATTAGATAACGTTCCCGCATCTAAGAGCTGTCTTAAAGCTGCGGTCGCTGTTCTAGACAGTCCACCAATCATGTGGATTAGACCGAAACCATAAAAACCTAAACCCGGTAAAAATTTAAAGTGTACAAAGTATTGCACTTTCTTTTTCTGTGGATCTCCTGCTTCGTAGTTTCTTCTAATAGATAAAATTTCTCTTGATCCTTCTTCAAGAGTTACAATGTATGGAAGTTTGATTCCTGACGGCTCACCAGTCTCGGGATTGACATCTTCAAAACCTTCAATGTCTAAATTCACGTGACACTCTAGAAGAGTATATAAATCATCGTTCTTAGTTTTAGTTACTCCTTCTAATTCTCTTTCCTTTTTCTCAACTTCAGATTCTTTATCTTGAGGTGCAGCTAAATCTACATCTTTATAGAAACCTGCTACTTGTTGTTTTCTTAATTCGTTTTCAGAAATTTTTACTTTATGGATGACTGCTTCCGCATCGTCTAATGAGGTAGCCGTATACGGAACCACTAAGTCATCAGCCGGTACAAACTTTGATACCGCTCTACCTTCTACTTCATCATAATAAACTTTTTTAAAAGTTGATCCCGCTAGTGGAAGATGAAATAACATAGAATCAAATTCAGGTTCATACTCTTTCATTTGATCCATGATTTGATAGTTCATGAAATCTTTAACACGTGTTGCTTGTTGAACTTTATCTGGAGTTTGTAATCCAATGATTTGAGTTCTTACTGGTCCATCAGATGGTAATAATTCTTTGTAAGCTAAAGCTTGAAACTGTGTAACTGCTTCTGCAAGAACAGGGTGAGTTGCACCACTTGCTCCTTGAAATGGTTCTGTTCTATTATCATATTTAAAACCTAATAAATCTAAACCTTTAGTGTAAGATTGTTCCCAATCTTTTCTTGACATGGAGTAGTCCATGTATTTTTGATTTAAGTCTGAACCTAAAGAACCTAAAACATCATCGGGTAAAAATTCTGCTAAGTTTGCATAATGCTCATCACCACCTTCAGGTGTTGCAGCTTCTGGATCTAAACTAATATCAACAGATCCATCTTCGTTCTCTTGAACTTCAACTGGACCAGGAGCATCTTGTTGCTCTGATACTTCTTCAATTACCTGTTCTTGAATTTCTTCTTCACCAGGTATTTCAAATTCTTTTCTTGGCTCGTTTGGTAGAGCCTTGTCTATGTCTGCCATTTATTTTCTCCGTATGTTTGATGACTTTAACAGTATTATAGGAAATATTCAAGCCCTGAGGCATAGGTCCTGACTTTGGTGGCGGACCACTCTTTTTACCTATCATTTTACTCCTTTTGCAATTTTTTTAACTTCATCAATTGAATCAATAATTTCTTCTTCAAAATCAAGATCAACATCACCGTCTTTACCATAACGTCCTATTTGTTGACCTTCTCCAATAAACTCTCCTGGAACTTTATACGAAGTTTGAGCATCAGGGTCTACTTCATAACCAGGTTTTCTATATTCAACTACAGCCGGTGCACCTTTATCTGTTTCAAATCTAACTTCAATATTTTCACCATCTTCTAAAACTCTAACTCCCTTATATTCATATTCAACTCCAACTTTTGTTTCTAGAACATCATCTAATTTATTCATGATACCTTTGTTCTTAACAGCTTCTACAAGATCAAAAAATATTTTCTGTGCTTCTGACTCTGCAGCTTTAGTTGCAACCACGCCTTTCTTTGCACCACCTTTAAATAAATCCATAATGTTAATTAAACCAGTCATCAGGCCTCCGGCTATTCCACCGGCGATACCCATTTTTTTCATGGTTGCTCTTTTCTTTGGATCCTCAGGTCCTTCTGCAAAAGATAATCTACCGCCATTAGAAAAATTTATTCTACCACCTTCTTTCATATTAGGAACACCTTTTAATGGAAATTGAGATAAATCTATTCCTTGTTGTTCAGCAAAAGACTGTAGAACTTGAGGCCCTTGTTTTCTATACATGTTTTCTAAAAAAGGAGTTAATCCTTGTATGTAATCCATTTTTTCAGTTTGTGGTAAAGCGGATGGAGCAGAAACTGGAAGATCTGCAAAACGATCTCTTGGATCTTTACCTGTAAAACCTGATCTTACATCTTCCATGTATGGTGAATAATATTGATTTATATAATCGAAATAAGGATCACCTACACCTTCAACCACAAATCTTGGGTCTTGCATTTTTTGTTTTCTTAAAAATTCACCAGTTCCTAATTGTTTTCCTATATCAGTTACAATATCTCTCATTCCAATATTTTCACTATATGGTAATTGACTTAAAGGTGTTGTTGCTTCTTTTACTAGTCCTTGTCTAAATGCATTATAAGTTTTAGACATTCCCTGAGCAGTTGCTAATGCAGGAGCGTATTGTTGATTTTCTGCTACAAGATTTTCTCTTTGCTTTTGCAGTTCAATAAATTTTTTTCCAAAGTTTTGTGTTAGTTCAGCTACTCTTTCGGGAGAGGCTTCAGTGGATTTTATTTTTCCTTGTTCATCAGGTATGATACCAATGTTTTGATATCCTAAAAATAATTGATCGGTATCATTTATATTTTTCATAATACCTGAAATAGCTTCATCTGCTTTAAATCCCTGTATGATTTCATTATATTGATTTTGATCAATATAACCTTTGTCTAAAAGTTTTTGAGCTTTTTCTACACCAGTAGTATTAAAATAAGGAATTAAACCTAGTGTCGTATTATTTAAAGCAGCATTAGGGTCTCCTGCTAATAAACTAGGTAACATAAATGCAGATTCAATTACAGCATCCACAGGTGCAATTACATTTTTTAAAACACTTCCTGCTCCTTTAATTAATTTACTAACTCTAGATTTACCCTCTGGAGTTTGTAAATCTCTTTTCATATTAGTTTGAATTTCATCTATGCTACATGCAAAACCTGTAGGACCATCTGCAAAACCAATACGCCCACCTTCTTTTTTACCGCAATACAAATCAGATAATTTTCCTTTTAAATCTAATTTTTCTTTTTGGTATAAATTAACCACTTTACCAATATTTTTAAAATCACCCGTTTCTATAGATTTTAAAAATTTTAAAAGTTCAGGATTTTGTGAAGATTGTTTTACAAGTTGTTCTGTTCCTTTTTCAGTACCTGCTAGCTCTGTAAAATATCTTTTATATGCGTCTTCTGGATTATATTTTACTACAAAGTTTTTTGTAGGAACTACATTTTTAGTTGCAGGATCATATTTATAAAAATTATTTCCTTTAAAATCTGGATACGATAATTTAGTAATTCTATTTAGTTCTTCAACATTAGTTTTAACATTACGTCCTTCTTGTATATTCTTAATTAAATCCCCTCTTTGCCTTGAAAGAGTTTTCCAACCTAATTCACGGTTTCGATCAGCAGTCGTGCCTACTACATTAAGCAGTCCTCTAATCATATCATCTTTGTTTTCATATTTTGCAATTTCAGATATTCCTTCAAGATGATCTCCTGTAAAAAGAAGACCTCTATCTGCACCTGTAAAAACAGAGGTGTCAAATATTTTATTTAATACCTTATGTTGTTTGTCCATAAATTTTTTAATAGTATCTTCACCTAAAATTTCTTTTAATTTGTCTGAACCTAATTTTGTTTCGATTGTTTTCATATCTTTGATATATTGCTTAGAAGCTGCATTCTTTTTTTCAATATATTTGTCGTACTTATCACCAAAATACTTTTTAAAAATAGTACCTCTAAGTTTAGGTTGTTCCATATCCTTCATCATGAAAATAAAATCCGATTCAACTTCAGGGGTAAGTACATCTGAATATTCTTTTGCAAGAGCTGCTCTATTTACTTTATTGGGATTATCTTTATAAAATTTTTTATCTATGTTTTCATAATCAAGATATCTTGATATATTATTTACTAGATCAGGATTGTTTTCTAATACACCTGAATAAAATATTTTTTTAAAATGATTTTGTATATCAGACATTCTACCTAAATCTTCTCTTACCTTTTGTCTATAAGCAGGATCTAAACCAAACTTAGTAAATGGAACTCTTGATTCTTGTGTTCCTATGTTAGGAAGATTTCCTGATAATGCACTTCTTCCTGATGCATCTTTAATACCTGAGTTTTTAAATGCCTCAATCATATCTGTTTCAAATTGATTGTAATCTCTTATTCCATATGACTTTATATTTTCATCTATAAACTTATTTACAAAATTATTTATTTGTTCTGTTTGTTTAGTTTTTATATCTATTGGTCCGGATGATTTAAGATCTCCCATTCTTTTTTGTCTATTGTCATAAAATTCTTGAGCTTCTTCTTTAGTCATAGGAGGAGTATTACCTTCGTTATAACCCTTTTGTCCTTTTCTTTTACCAAATTTTTTATCTCTATATCTAACTATATATTTACCTTTATCTGGTCCTGATTTAATTTCTTTTGGTCCGGCAAAACCAGTTCTTGATCCAAGATCTTCACCTTGAATATTTCCGCCGCCGATTGTGTTTTGTGGTTTAGATGTAAATAATCTGTTTGGCTTTTTCAGCCAAGCCATCATTTGTTCGTATTCGCCGATTTTCATACTACATTCCCATCAAGTAGTTAAGACCACCTGAAGCATTTAATTTTCTTTTGTTTAATGCTCTTCTTCTTTGAATTTCTAATACTTGATCTTCAGGTTCCATCATTTGAATTTTAACAGCTTCTTCCATAGAGATACCAAACTCATCTGCTAATGCTTTAGCACTGCCTAATCCTGTTTTCTGTCCTTTTGTAAAGAAATCTACTGTGTCATCATCATAAACAACCAATCTTTGATTTGGATTATTTACTAATTGTTTTGTTAAATTATTAAATACATTTTCATTATTAGCTAATTTTGGATTAGCTTTTATTTCTTTTAAAATATTTGGAAATGCAGTTCTTACGTATTCTCCAAGTTCAGGGTCATCACCTAAATTTTTAATTGTATTATTTATAATATTTTCTAAAACTTCTGCTTTTGTAAATCGACCTTTGCCTGCTTTTCTTGATTCTCTTTGCATGTCTTTTTGCATAGATTTTTTCATGTCTCTTATAAATCCACCTTCAATCTGATCTTTGATGATAGCATCCATTTCTTTATTGGCATCAGCTTCAGTTTTATCTAACTGTCTTTTTTGAAAATCAAATACTGCTTTTTTATCATCTCTAAATTTTTCTACATTTGGATCAGTTTTTAATTTACCTTTTTTATAAAAATCTTCTAAGGTACCTATTGCATCTGTACCAAACTTACTCATAATAGTCTCTAAACCAGCTGCTAGTTTTCCAATCCTAGGAATTTTTTTAACAACACTCATAACTCCTTTTTTCTTTTTAGGGTTTTCAGTGCCATCTTCAAAACCTGTTCTTTGAAATCCACCCATTGCACTTGGTTTTCTATCCTTTGGATCAAAATTTAATAATATGTCTTCTTGTTCAATTGCTTTATCAATA